AGCCTCGTCGGGCTCGTCCGGGTACCGATCGGCATCAGCTTCGTGGACGGTGATCGGCGGCGTCTCCTCGTCGACCAGCTCGCCGCCCTTGATCTCGGCAGGCACCGCAGCGATGACCTCCTCGACGACCTCGGCATCCACCGGCTCGTGCTCAACGGCGTCCTGAGTGGACTGTCCGTATACTCCGAAGGCGCCCTGCACCACGGCCTCCTTGCTCGCGTAGTCGTCCTGCACGGGCTCGCCCGCGACGCTCCGGGCCTCAGCCTCAGCCTCGACCTTGCGCCGGGCAGCGTCCACCTTCTCCTGGGCGTCACGCTTCATCCGGACCGACAGCGGCTCTTCCTCGAACTCCGGCAGCTCGTACTCGACAGCGTCGGGCGGCTCGTCTTCCATCGGGAAGCCCAGCGTCTCGCCGCACGCGCAGACGAAGCCGTCGGTGGCACTGAAGCTCGTGGAGCCCTCGTGGTCGGCGTGCTCCGGCCAGTACTCGGCGATCTTGTTGCTCGTCACTGGGCACCACCGGCGGGCATCGCGGTGTTCGGGTCGATGCCGAAGTTCCCCAGGCGCGCGCGGATGTGCTTCTCCAGCGGCAGGCCGCCAACCTCGAACCCGAGCATGCCGCGCTGGGCGGAGTAGGCGTGCACCTGGTTGATCCGCTCCACGGTCAGCTCCGGGTCGTTCAGCTGACGGCCGACCCAGTCGGAGAACTCGATGCGCTTCTCCGGCGTCAGGCTGCCCTCGGGCGCGCCGGTGGTGTCGCCGCGCTGCCCCGCCTGGCGCCGCTCGCGGGCCTCGGACTGGGCGCGCTGGTAACCCTGGCCGCCGCCGGTCGGCTGGGCGAAGTCACCGGGGCGCTCGCTGTCCGGGTCCGGGTCGTCGGTGGCGATCATGAACGCCTGGGTCAGCGCGCTCTTCATGGCCATGGTCATCGCCTTGGCCGAAGACTTGTCGCTGGAGTCCTTGCCCTCGCCGATCGAGCCGACCGTCAGCGTGGTGCCGTCGACCAGGCTCGTGAAGGTGTACTCCATCGTCAGCCACACCGAGGTCCACATGGTGTAGCCGGAGCCCTCCTTGTACGGCTTCTTGTCCTCGGACCGCTCGCGCGAGACCACGCGGGACTGGACGAACACACCGTGGTCACGGAAGGCCTGCCCCAGCGCGGCGGCGGTGTCCTCGAACCGGCGGAAGGCGTACTTCGTGCCACCACTCCGCTTGCCGTCGTCGTACTGCCCGGCCTTGGGAACGTAGGTGACTTGCTGCATGACGGCCGCGACGGCGGCGAGGATCTTGGGCGCGCTGTCGGGCGCGCTGTCCTGGGCAGGCACGGTGTGTTACTCGCTCTCGTTCGGGTTGATGATGACGCCCTTGTCGACGTAGATCTTGAGCAAGTCCTCGACGGTCGCGGGGACGGACTTCCCCGCGGCCTCGATGCTCTTGAACGCGGCCGTCTTCTGGTCGCGGGGCACGCGAAAGCGGATGCGCTCCCGGTCCTCGCCGTACTCGCGCGGCTTGATCTTGCCCACGCCCAGTTCGCGCGCCTCGTCGCTGTCGGTGCTGAGAACCTCGGTCGGGTACTCGATACCGGCGGCGGCGTCGCGCGCGGCCTGCTCGGTGGGGAAGACGGTGCCTTCCCACCGCGGCTTCTTGTGCTGGGTCACGGCGATGACCCAACCCACGATGGGCACCGCTTCGGCGGCAGCCTGGAACAGGGCGGCGCGTGCCACGCTGGCCAAGGTCTGACCCTGAAGAAGTGCCCGCTTCATGGCGGCCTCGTACACGTCCAGCTGAATCCACAGCTCGACGGACACGCGGCCGGCCTCCTCCGGGGCTGTCGTTGCGTTGTCCATACGAGCATCTTACCCCCTATGATGGGGGGTAACACAAGCCCGACACCTGGAGTGATCATGGCCAAACGGCCTGCCCCGAACTGGCGTGAACTGCGCGAACGGCTCTGGATGCGCAGCAACGGGTATTGCGAGGTCAGCGGTGTGCCGCTCGACTTCGACACCTTCGACGCGCACCACCGGCGGAACAAGCAGATGGGCGGCACGTACCGCCTGGACACCGACACCCTGGCCAACCTGATCGCGGTGGACCCGATCGTGCACAACGGCCACCGGAACTCCGTGCACCAGGCGGCCGGGTGGTCCAGGCCGCGCGGTTACCTGCTTCACGGCAACTCGGTACCCAGCGAAGAGCCGATCCTCTACAAGGGCCGTACGTGGCTGGTGCTGCATGCCGACGGCACCCACGAGGTGCTTGATATCCACGACCCTCGACTCCCATCCCCGCTCTACCCCTTCGAGAAGCGCGGACCCGGCGGCCAGTACGTCGGTTTCTGCGGGTAGGCAACGAGAAGCCCCCACTCCTCGCCGTAGGAGTGGGGGCCTCATCGTCACCATGCCTGCCCAGGCACGAGCCACCTTGTCCAGGGGGGCCGGACCCAAGTGTAAGGCTCGATCAGCTGAAAGTGCGCAGGGTAAGCGTCTGTTTCAGGCCCGACTTTGCGTCGCCTACCTCGTTGATTCCGACCATCGACGCGTAGATCGGGCCACCCATCCCGCCCGCGTCGTCGATCGTCACCACGTCCTGGAGCTGGAGCCGCGGGTCGCCGACGATGCTCGCGCTCTGGAAGTAGGGCTGAGCCTGCTTCACGTCGGCGAGCAGCGACGGCGCGAGCAGGCCGCCGATGGTCAGCGCGTCCTGGTGCCAATCATCCTGGGGCAGCGAGAGGTTCCGATCGCCGAACTGGGCCTGGCTGGCGGAGTCCATGATCGAAGCAGAGCCCGAGGAATCGGCCACCAAGATGATCCCCTTCACGTGCAGGAACGGCGTCGTGTCCTCCACCGATTCCTGCATGGTAGTCGCGGCGTCGTTGGTGATGAACACGCGCATGTGCCGCTGGTTCTGGTCGCCGGTGGACCAGCCGGCCCAGGCGTAGACGTTCACGCCGGTGCCGACCGGCGGGCAGCCGCTCGGGTCGCCGTTGTTGCCGGGCTGGTGGCCGGCGTAGCCGTCGAGCCAGAAGTCCGGCTTGTAGAAGTTCATCACGTCCTTGCAGGCGAAGGCGCCGCCGGAGATGCTGCCCTGGGTCTGGGGGTGCCAGCTCACCTGACCCACGCGGATGGACTGCACTCCGGACAGCGTGATCACGCCGGTGCGCGTGGAGTGCGCGCCGGTGAGCCACTGGCCGGGGTCGGTGGTGGCGTAGGCAACGCCGTCCTGGGCCACCTTCGTCTGGACGAAGTACGTGATCCGGTTGATGATCGAATCGAAGGTGGTCTGCGGGTTGATCTCGTCCATGTCGTCGATGCTCAGCGTCCGCACCGAAAGGCCGCCGGAGTGCTTGGCCTGGATGTTCAGCCGGTTGGCGAAGTGCATCACCCCGAACTCGTCGACGAACAGGGCGCCCATGTCCGCTGAGCTGGACGCCTTGAGCACCTCCCAGGACTCCACGCTCTGGAGGTCCGGCATCCAGTTCAGCCGCATGACCGAGGTGTCGATCTGGGCTCGCGGGTTCGCCTGGTCCTTCGGCCAGGTGACGCTGCCGGATGCGGTGTCCGGCATCCACCAGAGCTGCCAGTACTGGCACGGGCCGTTGATGGCCAGCGTGACGTAGTTGGTGTTCGTCGTGTCGAACCCGCGGGTGACCGAGGTGATGCCGCCCGACGTTCCGCCGGTGCCGCGGTTGGTGATCGTGCCGTCCACGTTCGAGAAGAGCGTGATCGAGGTCGACACGAACGAGTAGTCGACGGCGATGTAGTGCCAGCCGGTGGTGAGCCCCGACGGCGTGAAGGACCAGTTCCACATCTTGACCTGGCCGGAGTTCTGCACGTAGCCGGTGACGAGCCCGGTCTGGTGCGAAACGGACAGCGACATCAGCGCCGGCTGAGCCTCGGTAGGCGACCGCCGCTGCTCCAGGAGCACCGTCATCGAGCTGGTCTGGGCGATGGCTGAATCGATGTACACCCAGCCGCCCAGCGCGAGCTGGTTCGCGCCGTTGGTCGGCGCCGGGGCGGCCACGAGCACTGCGGCGGACGTGTGGGCGGCGCACGTATTGAACAGCCTGAGTCCGGTCGGATCGAGCCCGCGCGGCTTCAAGGCCTGCCCGTACCGACCGGGGACGTAGTTGTCGGTCGGGTAGCCCGTCGACGAGTCGGGCGCCGGCGGGGTGATGTAGGACGAGACGTTGAAGCTCGACCCGTTGTTGATCAGGTCGGCATCCTCGATTCCGATGGTCCCGATCTCCGGCAGGAAGCCGTGGCACAGCGGCCAGCTCAGCACCGCGTTCGCGTGCGGCGCCGGGCCCTCGTAGACGCCGGAGCTACGGAGCGTGTACTCCAGCACCCACGACAGCGGCAGCGTGCCGCGGTCGACGCTGATGCCGTACTTCGGCCCGGCGCCCTGGGCCCACACGGGCAGCGTGACCGGGTTGGTCAGGATGCCGGACAGGTCGGTGCACGTCACGACCACGTTGCCGTCCTTGCGGCTGGGCAGCGCGCCCTGGATGAAGCCGGTGAAGCGCCGGATCGCCGTGGTTCCGGTGGACGTTTTGACGAGCAGGTTCAGGTACATCGGGGTGCCGACGGCGCCGATGGTGCCCGGCCAGAATCCGGAGTAGGGCGAGAACATCCGCCACACCGGCGTGCCGTCGGCCACGACGCCCTCCAGGGTGATCTGGAGCTGGGCTCCGGAGTACCCCTCGGTCACTTCGAGCTTGTCGGGGAACGCGCCGGTCAGCTGCCGGTCGATCGTGTACGACGAGTAGTTGTCGGACAGGTCGTTGTTGGCGTAGCTGTAGCTGCCGTCGCGCTGCCAGTCGAACCTCAGCTCCACGCCGAAGTACCGCTTCTGGCCGGGCGCGAGCGCGTCGGCCAGCGCGAGCGAGGTGGGCGACCCGTCGTTGAATTGCATGGTGCCTCCGGCGTCAGGCTTCGAGCAGGGCCAGCGAGCCGGACGTGCGGGTGCCCAGGTACTCGCTGTGCTGGGGGAAGTCGTTCACGATGACCTTCGGCACGCCGGTCCCGAGGACCCAGGCCCGCGGCGTATCCGTGGTGGCGCGCTGCCCCTCCAGCTGGCAGGCCAGCACCACCGTGGTTCCGGCGGCCGTCAGGTTGAAGGTCGGCATGACGGCCTGGACGGTGCCGTTGGTGGGCACGGTGTAGCGGATGTACTTCCGGGTGGCGTCCGTCGGGTCGGTGAGCACGGTGACCGTGACCGTGACGGGGCTGCTCGCCGGCGTGGCGTAGGTCAGGATGCCGGGCGTGGCGGAGCCGGAGATCAAGTAGAAGCTGAATATCACCGTCTCGCCGGGGATCACCGGGATCACCGTCTTGCCGCACGCCGTCGCGCCCGCCGCCGTCGCCACCCACTTCGCGGCGAAGGACGGCCCCGGCGTCGTCTCGGTAGTGGTGGTCACGTCGACTCGCTGGCTCGTGAGCATCAGCTTCGTATTCGCCTGGGCGGAGACGACGCCGTTCGGCGCCACGAACGGCACGGTGCGCGCGTAGCTCGACATCGTGTCGGCGACCGCCGCGTGCAGCATGTTCATCCGCCGCGGGTCGCGCAGGAAGTACGGCCCCGCGATCGAGCCGCGGTACAGCATCTCGAACCAGCTCAGCGCCCGTCGGTCCATGCCGTCCAGCGGGATGTTGAACGAGCGCTTCCAGCCGAACACGTCCTTCGTGTGCATCCCGGACAGCGGCTCCTGGAGCGCGCCGAACTCCACCATGCCGGAGTCGAAACCGTCCGCGCCCACGTCCATCGCCATCAGCCGTCCGTACGGTCCGACGTAGATCAGGCCCATGGCTTCACCTCCTGGAGTTGCTCTTGTTGACCCTATTCACCGCGCTGGCGGTTTCCTGGGCCGACACGACCACCTGGACGCCGGTGAGCGCGTCGGCGAGCGCGGCGCCCAGGTCGCCCTGCCCGGCCATCACGCCGGCAAGCCGGTTCGTGGCGTCGGCCTGAGCCTGCCCGGCGACCGCGGCCTTCTGGGTGAAGTCGGGCACCGACGGGATGATCGGCGCGCCCACGCCGGGTGTGGTGATGTTCATGGCGTCGCTGACGGCGGCGGCCATCCGCGCGGCCTCGCCGACCGCCGCGCCCGTCTTCAGCTTGATGCCGTCGGCGAGCGCCTGGACGATCGACATACCGGAGTAGAGCGTCCAGCCGCGCCCGGAGAACGGACCCTCCTTCGCCGGCGAGAAGGGGAGCAGTGATCGGACCTTCCCGAGGATGTCCTTCACGACGCCGCCCAGCGCTCCGGCGGCGGCCTTGATGCCGTCGATGAGCCCCTGAATGATCGCCTTGCCCGCGCGGAAGAGCACGCCACCCAGGTCGCCCAGGGCCCCCAGGATTTTGCCGGGGATGCCCTTCACCCAGTTGATCAGGTTGACGGCGCCCTCCGCGGTCGCCTGCACGGCGGAGTTCCAGGTCCGGTTGAAGAAGTCGCGGATGTTGGAGATCAAGTTTCCGATGGCGGTGATGGCGCGGCCGGGGAGGTTGCGGAAGAAGTCGACGACGGCCACGACGCCTTCGGCCACGGCAGTCTTGGCGCTGTTCCAGGTGTTGACGAAGAAGTCGCGCAGGCCCGTCGCGAGCGACTGGATGCCGGCCCAGATCTTGCCGGGGAGCGAGGCGAAGAAGCTGCCGACCGCGTCGACACCGTTGATCACCGCCGTCTTCGCGGCTTCCCAGGCGTTCACGAAGAAGTCGCGGAGCCCGGTCGCGAGAGTCTGAAGGGCATCCCAGATTCGTCCCGGCAGGGCGTGGAAGAAGTTCACCACGGCTTCGATGCCCTGGGTGGTGACCTGCACACCCCACTTGAACGCGGCCACGAGCGCGTCGCCGATGATCTGGACCAGCTTGCCCAGCGCGAAGAAGATCTGGATGGGCAGCGCGATCATCTCGGCGATGACCCACTCGACGCCCTGGACGGTGGCCTGGAGCATGAACTTCGCGGCCTTCAGGAAAGCGTCCCACACGATCCCCGGCAACTTGGCCAGGAAGTTTCCGATCTTGCCCGGTAGGGACTCGACGAAGCTCAAGGCGGCGTTGAACCCGTCCTTGATCTTGCTGCCCAGGTTGACGAAGAAGTCGCCGACGGAGCCCGCCGCGGACGCGATGCCCGATCCGATGCCCTTGAAGAAGTCGACGATCTTCGTGATGACGCCCTGGAAGAAGGACGCGATGTTGTTCCAGATCGCCGTCACGTTCGTCTTGAAGTCGGTGAAGAAGTTCACCACGCCGGTGACGACCTTCTGGACGATGCCCAGGAAACCGACCAGGGCCGGCACGACCTTCCCGAGGATCACCGCGGCCGTCTGGATCATCGGCGTTTCGGTGGCGGCCCACAGCTTGATCAACGGCGGCAGGATCGTAGTGATCAGCTGCACGAGCGGCGGTACGAGCGGCAAGATCGCGGGCAGCAAGCTGAGGAAGGCACTCGCCACCTGGACGACGCTGTCGACCAGGGTCGGAATCTGCGGGATGATCAACCCCAGGGCCTGGACCAGCGTGCCCGACAGCGAGTCGAGCACCGGCGTCAGCGCGGTGAACAGCTTGCCGAAGGCGTCGGCCAGCTTCGGCAGCACCGGCGCGAGCTGGGCGCCCAGGCCCTCGACGAGCTTCGTCACCGGCGGCGCCAGCGTCTCGATCGCCTTGCCCAGCACCCCGCCGATCAGGCCGGCCAGCTTGCCGACGATCGGCAGGAGCGCCGTGATTACCGGTGCCAGCGCGGTCAGGGCGCGGCCGAAGCCGTCGGCGAAGGCCTTGATCCCCGGCATGGCCGCGGTGAGCCCGTCCCCGACCGCCTTGACGATCGTGGCCAGCGGGCCCTGGAGGCTGGCGCCGAGCTGGGCGAGGATGCCGATGATCGGCTGGATCACGGACCCGAGGGCCTTGATCACCTGGGACAGGCCGGTGATGATCGCCTGCACCTGGCCGGACGCTGCGATCTGGGCGAAAGCGTCGCCGACCGACTTGAGCAGCGAGCCGAACGCGTCCCCGAGCTGCCTCAGCTGGGGCGCGACCGCGGCGCCCAGGTTGAGGAAGCCCTGGACGAAGGCGTTGATTCCGGGCTGCATGCCCTGGATGAAGCTGGCCGTCTGATTGAACAAGTCGCGGATCTTCGCGAGGTTCCCGCTCTGGGTGACCAGGTTCGTGATCTGGGTGACGGTGCCGCCCAGCGCGGTCGCCATCCCCTGGAGCCCGGTCGTGGCCGCGCCGAACAACGCCGGCAGCTTCGCCACCGCGGGCGCGAGGGCGTGTTCGAAGCTCGCGGAGACCTTCGTCTTCAGGCTGTCCACTGCGGGACCCAGCGGCTGGAACGCCTTCTTGATGCCGTCGAGCCCGAGCAGGATAGCGCCGAGGGCGACGCCGCCGACCGCGGCCAGCGCGGGCAGCGCGGTGATGAGGCCGCCGATGGGCGCGGCGATCGCGGCGATGCCGCCGCCCATCAACGTCGCCTTGCTTGTGAGCACGTCCATCACACCGGAGCCGGCTGACCCCATCGCGGAGAATTGCTTCTGGATCAACGACATCGGCGACTTGGCCACGTTGTCGATCAGCTTGCCGAAGAAGGACGTGTCCGTGCCCAGCTTCCGGAGCTTCGTGGACAGCGTCGTGCCCTCGTCGCCGGAGTCCTTCGTCCTCTTGCGGAAGATGTCCAGGGAGCCGCTGACCGAAGAGAGGACTTTCGAGCTGTCCACAAGCGACTTGAACCAGCTCTTTTGCTGGACCTCGCCGTCCTTTTGAACCTTGGTCAGCTGGCCGTGCGCCGTCGCGAGCTTCTGAGTTGCGATGGTCACCTTGTCGGCGACCACCGACTCCTCCGCGCGGGCCTTGGTCAGGTTCCGCTCTGCCGCGCTGATCTCGTTGGTGCTGGCCGTGCCACTCCGACGGAGGTTTTCGAGCTTGGCCTCCGTCTCGATGGTGCCGCGGTGGGCCGCGTTCAGAGCATCCTCGGAGTTGATCAGGTCAAGCTCTGCCTTGCGGAGGTTCTGAGTCATCTTGACCAGGGGATCAGTGTCGATCTTCACGCCCTTGAGCGCGTCGTTCAGGTCCCGGTTGATCGACTTCTTCAGGTCGTCGGCCAGCGCGTCGATCCGAACGGACGCTTCACCAATCAGCACCGGCCGGCCTCCTACCCGTTCAGCAACCCGCCCCCCAGCGCTTGCTGCTCAGGCGTGATGCCCCAGGTCTCCCTGGCCGCCGTCGGATCGATCTGGGCATCAACGGCCGTGAGCGCATCCTCGACCTTTTTGATGTCCTCGACCGGAGTCTCCAGCATGATGACGAACAGCGCGTCCAACCAGCCGGAAAGCGGTGTCCGTGGACCGCGGCCGTCGAGCCCCGCCAAGCCGGCCATGGCCAGGCGCCCGTTGGTGTACCGGTCGTGGAAGGTGGACTGGGCGATGGTCAGCAGACCTACCGCCCGGTGGTAGGGCGCCCGCCGCTCACCTTGAACAGGTCCTGCATGACCTGGACGACGGTGTTGATCTGGATCTTCGCCGTCTCGTCCTCGAACATCAGCTTGTGCAGCCGTCGGCGCGACGACCCGGCTTCGAAGGCCTCGAACTTCCCTCGCTCGCCGATCGGACGGATCGAGCCGTCCGGCGCCCGGAAGTTCGCCGGTTCGAGCAGCTGCTCCTCGTCCTCATCCTCGGTGCCGATCACCAGCGTGGTCCCGGGCTCGATGCGCTTCGGCACCCGCGGCAGCTCATGGAACTCCCACGACAGCGGAACGCCATCGTTGTTCTTGATCATGCGCGGGAGGATGTCCCGGAGCACGAGAAGGAGCTTCGAGCCGTCGTCGGAGTTCGCGGCCACCGCGAACCGCGTGAAGTCGGACGAGGACGGGTCGGGATGGCCGACGAAGTCGTGCTCCCGAATCTCGCGCTCACCGGCGTCGTCCTCGTGCACCACGCGCAGGGAGAAGGGGACTTCGGGGATCTCGGGAACCGTGTCGGGTCCGTACGTCTTGGGCATGAGGACGCTCCAGGTCATTCGAAGGAAACTGATCAGCAGAAACAGCGAGAGTGCGCCCGCCAGGCCCGCGGCGACGGACACGAGGAGGCGATCCATCATCTGGCCGCCTGGGCGATGGAGTCGCGGACGAAGTTGTTCGGTTTGGTCCCCGGGTGGCGGACCTCGCGGGCAAACCGAACGGCGCCGCCGGACATGAAGCGCAGGGCGGCGTTCGGACGGTCCGCCCGCGCGCGGATGACGTGCGCCGGCGTGCCGTACAGGATGTACCCGAGGTAGTCGGTTTGGCCCTGCCTGCCCATGATCACGTCCACGTACGGGCGCCATCCGTTGTTGCCCTCGTTCTTGCGCGAGGTGGCCGCGAGACGGCCGGTCCGCCGCGGAACCCGGCGGAGCTGATACTGCTGCACGTTGTTCGCCCGTCGACGAAGGTCGCGCTTGATCGGCCCGTTCGGGTCGTTGACGAATCGGGCGAACTCGCCGTCGTTGACGCCGCCGTGCACCGACTTAATCACCAGCTGGGCCACTACAGCACCACCGGATCAGGCAGCGCGAGCAGCGCCTCCACCGAGTAGGCGATGGAGGCCTCGATGGCGTAGAAGGCGCCCGTCGGACCCAGCGGGGCTACCGGCCCCACGTCGACGGGGACGTTCTTCGGCGCCCAGTCCGGCGGGTCGCTGCCGACGTTCACCAGCGCCTGGGAGAGCAGCGCCATGTCCACGAGCATCTGGCGCCCGGCAGCGTCGGTCTCTTCGTTGCTCGGGTAGCCCGCGGCGGTGCACGAGCCCGCGCACCGCACGATCTGGATCATGTAGCTGACCGCGCGGTAGGTCATCACCGACGCCGGGGTGCCTACCCGCGGGCGGAGCGCCGTCGTTCCGGTGCCGCCCGCGGCGTCGATGATGCCGCCGGTGCCGACGCTGAACTGTTCGCAGTCCCAGGCGTCCAAGGACAGCTGGCCGGGCGCGATGCGGCGGGCCGTCGGCAGTGCGACGTTGTTCGCCGCGAAGTGGTCGGTGACGTAGGCCGCGATGTTCTCCGCGTACGAGACGAGATCCGGCCCCGTCTTCGGCAGCACATCGGGGTTCACCGCCGCGCCACCTTCGCCCGCGCGGCCTCCATCTCCGCCGCGGTGGGCGTGCGGCGCGGCCGACGACCCTTGCGCGCCGGGCGCTTCTCCTCCACGGCGGCAGGCTCAGGCGGAGTGGGCTCCACGACGGGCGCGGGCGGAGGGTTGGTGTCTTCGTCCGGCGGCAGCTCCGCGTGACCGGAGAAGGGATCGTGCGGCCTGATCAGCGTCATGCCGGACATCGTAGCCGGATCTTGCCCCCTTAAGCAGGGGGACCGATCCGTGTACCGGTCGGCATGTCCGGCGTCCACACAGCGGCGCGCATGGTCCGCCGGCCGCCGCCCTTGAGCGTGGGATTCACCGACTCGATCCAGGTGTCCACCGCGGGGACGCCGGTACGACGCTCCTTCAGATACACCGACGGGTCCAAGGTGATCGAGATTCCCTGGCGCACGACCTGGGTGGCGTTCTGGGGGATCGCGCACTGCTCACCGCACCAGGACTTCACCAGCTCGATTGCCAGCGTCACGCACGCGACGATCCCGCCCATCGGCGGGTTGTCGCCCTTGGCGTAGGTGATGGTCGTCGGGCCGGTCACGCCGCACACCGACCAGGCCTTGCCGTCGACCCGCTCCAGCCAGCCGGACTTGCTCAGCCGGTATGCCGACGGATCGATCACCGTGGCGTCGCCCAGCACCACGGACGTGATGGCCGTGGTGTCCACCTCCAGCTGGACGGCGGTCGGGGATGGGTGGCCGCCGCGCCACGCCGAGCTGTAGCCCCACGAGTCGTAGATCGAGCCGCCCCACGAGCCCCCGAGCCGGTACCAGCACCCGCACGTCCACGCGGCCGGCCACAGCGCGGAGCCGATGTTCGACGGCCTGGAGCGAAGGATCATCCGGTCGGTGCAGCCCTCGCCGCGCCACTGCCGCCCGGTCAGCTCGTAGAGCTGCTCCGCGGCCATGCGCAGGATCGTCACCCACTGGTCATCGCTGGCCTTCGCCCGGAACGTCTCCGGGATGTTGCTCGGAGACGCCCACGGCCCGCACAGGATGGTGCTGGCCTGTGCGGGCGGGACATCGGGGATCGGGAGCGGCTGGCTCACGTCTGGGCGATCACCGGGACGAAGCCGGCGTCCATGTTCGGCAGCGTCGCCTCGCGGACGTACTGCCAGACGCGATCCGACGGGTAGGTGAAGTCGTCGTTCGGGCCACTGCCCCAGCCCGAGTTCTGGACCGAGTAGCCGTCGAACTCGGGCAGCATCGCGGAGTCGCCGCCCAGGACCCACGAGCCCGACGGGATCAGGAACGTCTTCGGCAGCACCCAGTGGAAGTACGGCAGCGTGCCGGCCATCGAGCTGCCGATGATGGCGCGCGTCCAGAACTCCAGGCTGACGCCGTTCGGGGTCTCCTCCACGCCGGTCTGCGGAGCCCGGTACCCAATCTGGTTCGGGATGGTGGCGGAGTCCGAGATGGTGTCACCGCCGATCAGGAACTGGAGCAGGTTCGGGTCCGGCGTGCAGACCTGGAGCCCGGCGATGGAACCGCGCTTCAGGGTGTAGGGCGCCTGGTAGTTGACGCACGCCACGCCGGTGCCGTTGAGCTGGGTGACCTGCTTGGCGTCCTCGTACTCCAGGCCGACCTCAACCTTCACCAGGGCGTCGCTGACGTAGCTGTTCTGGGCGCCCACGATGGGCAGCCCAGCCGCGTCGAGCTTCGTAGCGCGAAGGCCAAGCGCGAACAGCGTGCCCGCACCGTCATAAGCCATGATCGTTTCTCCTCACGGTTCCGGGAACTGGATCGCGTAGTGGCAGCAGGGATCGAACGCCACGCCGAACATGCGGTCCGCCCACAAGGTCCGGAGATTGGTACGGCGGTCGACCGTGACCGCGTCGTCATCCGGGGTGGGTACCACCGGGGACAGCCGCGCGAGCACGGGCCCGGTCGCATACGCCCAGTTCCCCGCTCGGGGTGCGGGCGCGACGCCGGGAGTAGTGGTGGCCACCGTGACGCCAGGCGTGACGCCGCCCGTCAGTGAGCTGGTGGCCGTCATCTGGGGCACGTTGCCCAGCGTGGACGGGAAGGTCACCGTGTACGGGCCGGTTCCGGTGACGGTGACGCCGCCCAGGCCGGACAGCGCGCGCAGGGCCGCCTGGACCACCGAAGCGGCCGCGTTGAAGGCGATAGCGGCCGTGGTTCCCGCTCCCGCAATCGGCACGGTCAGGGTGAAGGTTCCGCCCGTCGGAGCGCCGCCGATGGTGACCGTCTGGACTTCGGCGGTGCCGCCGTCGAGCGGGCCCAGCCCGGAGTAGCCGGCGTCGGCCACCACGATCGCATCGGTGAAGGTGCGGATCTCGTTGCCCGCGCGGAGCAGCTGGGCGGCCACCTGGGTTGCGTACCGGATCGGCACGTGCAGGATGACCTGCTGCCCCTTGGTCTGCTCGCGCGCCGACTGCTCCAGGTAGCCCAGCGCGTCGAGCGCGGACGTGGCGCCGGTGAGCACCGTGGCGTTGCCGTCGGAGAGGTACGGGTTCATGGTGCTGCCGTCGAGCGCCGGAGTCGGGAACGGGTCGGCCACTGTACCGGCGCCGGTCCACAGCTCGCGGGCCACGGCGTACGAGGCGACCGCCTGGGCCTGCCGGAGTAGCCGCGCCAGGTGCTGATCCCGTCCGAGCTGGCCGGTGGAGCACACGTCCTTCAGCCGGTACGCCGACGGCTGCACGTAGACCGGAGCGCTCAGCGTGCCGTCTGTGTCGCCCGGGTCCGCGCAGGCCGCGAACACCTGGAGCTGAGGGCACGTCTCGCCGGCGAAGGCGAACCCGTTGGCCCACCGGTCGTCGGGGCTCGCGGGCGGGACCGCGGTCGCGAGCAGGTTCGCGGAGGTTTGCGCCGCAGCGTGAGGCGCGTCTACCGGCTGGTAGTACACGTGGCGCTCCTTTCAGCGGATGGCCGGGCCAGGATGAACCGGAGGGCCCCCGTCGGGGTGGGGAGCCCTCCGGCGGTCATCAGCTGGCAGCGTCCGTCCAGCCGCCGGCGGGAACGGCCTTGGTGCCGGCCGCGGACCCGTCCGGTCGGAGCGGCAGCACGATTCGCAGCGACTCCTTGCCCTCGAAGGCCACGCCCTCGAAGGTCTCGATGAACGTCTGATAGCGGTTCCGCTTGTTCAGCTCGGAGTCCCGGACCAGGCCCAGGTCCAGCGTGCCGCCGTCGAGGAACAGCCAGTCGCCCTCGACGAACAGCAAGCTGTCGACGTTGGCGGGGTAGGCCGGGACCACGGCGCCCGCAGTGCTGTCGGCGTACCACTGCTGGGCGATCGAGACGCCGTTCACGGTGGCGGCGTTCAGGCCGTCCAGGTGCCAGGTGACGTTCACGTTCCGTGTGGAGAACCAGGCCTCGATCTGGGCCTGAGCGATGGCGAACAGCTCCGCCGGCGAGCCCATCGTCATGCGGCGCGCGAGGTCGGTGCGGAGCAGGTTGACGACCCACTGGGGCATGATCGTCCGCAGGGCCACCGAGTCGTTGAGACGGTGCCGCGAGCGGTAGTAGGCGATCACCCGGTCGTAGGTGGTGAGCAGGTCGGCGACCGCGGAGATGACACCGCCGAGGCCCTTGAGCACCTTCGAGCCGGCGTTCAGCTGGGTGAGCAGCTGGTTCTCCGCGAAGCGGGACCACGCGATCTGTGCGGCCTGGGTGGTCGCGCTGACCCACTCGGTGTCGAACCGCGCGGTCATGTTCGGGAACTCCAGGCACATGTACGTGGAGTAGATCGACGCTTCGAGCACGCCGGGGCAGTCCACCACGTAGCAGCTCTTGTACACGTTGGTGTCCGGGTCGGCCGGCGGGATCACGATCGCCTGGTCGTTCGCCTGGGTCCAGATGCCCAGCCCGGTTGACATGCTCAGCGCGTCGAAAGGCGCTCGATACTGGATGACACCGCGATCGGTCCGGAAGGCGTTGAGTGCGCCCTTCACCGGACGGTCGGTGACGCCAAGCACGCGGATGTCGTACTTGACCTCCGGCGGCAGGCAGAGCCCACCGGCGGCCACGATGGTCTCCGGGTCGGTGGCCGCCGCGATGCGCTTGGTGTTCAGCGACGGGTCGGACCCGAGGACGCGCTCCGCCGGGTAGGCGAACTCGACGCGGGCAACCTCCTGGCGCCCGCTGCCACCGGCCGCGTTGATCTTGGTAGCGAAGGCCTCCAGGAAGGTCTCGTCCGTCAGCGGGGTACCCGCTTCCATGCCCGGCACGCCGCCGCGAACCACCGTCTTGGTGTTCACGAACTGGGCCGCCGCCGCCGTTGCCTCGGGGGACTTGTCGCCGTTCAGCTTGCCCAGCCCGGCCGACGCGGTGCGCGACTTCGCAGCAGTCTTCTTGGCGGCGGGCTTCGCGTCGTCGTCGACGGGCTCGCCTTCCTTCGCCAGGTCGTCGGCGGTCGGCACGGCGCCCTCGTTCTCCGGGGCATCCGGGTGCGGGACGTTGTCGCGGGACGGGTCGTGCACACCGTCCAGCTCCGCGAGCGCGGCCTGCTGATCCGCGGCCAGCTGGCGATTCGCCACGATCTGGGCGGACAGCGCCTTGGCGTTGTCGCGAGCCGCGGTCAGTGCGGCCACATTCTCCGCGCTGGGAGCGTTGGTGGCCAGCTCCACGCCGTTCGCACGGACGGCCTCCAGGGCGGCCGAAAGGTCCGTTTCGCTGGCGTTCGCAAGATCCGCGAGGATCTCCGCAATGCGCTTCGGGTCCACGTTCGGCCCCTTCCATCTCGTCTCGGTGACGGGGGCCGTCCGGTGCTTAGAGCGCCAGCGCGAGGGGCTTGGAGCCGAAACGCGCAAGTGCCCCGTCTTCGCCGGAGCGTAGACGGGGCACTTGATCGAACGCGCGCTATCTGCGGGCGGTGATCCGTGGATTGCGGATGTACTCCGGCGGCCGGAGCGCCTGCACCGCGGCGCGGATCGTTTCGCGACGCTGGGGCAGCGCGAGGGCGATGAACGCCCAGGGGAGCACGAAAGCCAGGGCGCCGAAGGCGAGGCAGCCCCAGATCATCACGGCCATCAGCCAGAACGAGGCCTTCAGGATCACGGCCATCAGGCGGTAGAAGGCGTACCCGAAGGCGAAGGCGACGAGGATCATCAGAGATTCAGCTCGCGGCCGGTATCCATGTTCCAGACCTCGTTGCCCTTGGCGTCCGAGACGTTGTAGATCTCCACCTCGCCGGAGTCGTCGAAGTCGTTGCCGATGTTCGCAGACAGGTTGTTCTGGTCAAACGCCAGCTGGGCAGCCTCGTCGATCGAGCTGGCTTCCACGGTGACAACCTGGCTCATCTCGCGGAGCATCATGACGCTGTAGCGGGCCACGGCGAGCCGCCTTCCTTGTTTGGTGCGGGCCCCGCCGTCCGGCCTGACGGCA